ATGGGGTATGCTACGACCCTCATCCACCATGTCAGGGAACTAGCGAAGCATCTCTAAAAACTAAATCTTCTGTAGGAAAGCTCCGGCAAAACCGGGGTTTTTGTTTTGCGCTCCCTCCCGTCCCTTCATTTTCAATTGAAGCAATCGACGCGACGGGGGGAGCGCAGAGCACGAAATGTGCTCGGTCGTTATCAGCAATTAAACATTAAAAACTATGGACAACATCGAGTACTACGTCACGCGAGTCTATACCTGGACGGGCTTCCTGTTCATCCTCGCCATGATCGTCTACGGCGTCTACAGCGCCACGCAGATTCTCTAATTCCCTGTAAGGAGGGCACGTCGAAGCCTTCCATTTAACAGCCTTGCATCCTCCTATCTCCACTCATTTCAGGCGCAAGCCCGTCGTTCCCTGCAAGGCGGCGACGTATGAGGGGAGGTAAGAGGGACACTGACTTATGGAAAACCCAGAACCAGATAAGGAGGTCGAAAAGATTACTAAAACCTTCCGCACCCCGGACTCCGAAATCTCTAAACTCCTTGAATCCACGGGATTCTACGACGAACCCATAGAGGTCTTCGAGCCGCAGGAGGAGGATAACTTGGAGCAAGATGACCTATGAAAGACCCAACCAAAGAAGTAGCAGTCGCACCGAGAAAGGACAGCCTTTCCGTGGAAACTCTGCTCTCAGAAGCCGTCAAGAATAACGTGCCCGTGGAAACCCTTGAGAGGCTCCTCGCTATGAGGGAGAAGATCAAGGCAGAAGCCGCACGCGAATCCTTCAACGCTTCCATGGCGGCGTTTCAGTCGGACTGCCCGATCATCAAGAAGACCAAGGAGGTGAACACGAATTCGGGACGCGGGTATTCCTACGCCCCCATCGAATCCATCGTCTCTCAGGTTAAGAAGCTCCTACAAAAGCACGGTTTCTCCTACTCCACGAACATGGAGCTATCGGAGAACGGCGTGAAGGTAGCAGTCAAAGTGACCCATGTGGACGGCCACTTTGAGGTGACGGACATGGAAGTTCCCCTCGGGACGCAGACGAACCTCATGTCCAAGTCTCAGGTCGTGGCGGCCGCGCAGACCTTCGCCAAGCGCTACGCCTTCTGCAACGCCTTCGGGATTCTTACAGGAGACGAGGATAACGATACCGCACCCACGAACGGCTACGACACCTCGGACGTGCCGGATGACGTGCCTGCCGTGTCCTACGGAGCGGATACAAGCGACGAGAAAGATCTTGTGGACGAGCAGAAGAAAAAAATCTTTGCCCTCTCCCAGAGGCTCGGCTCCCGCAACACCAAACCAGCGATTACCTCCCTTGTGAAGGAATTAACGGGCTACGATCTCAAGAAAGAACACTACCCTGCCATTATCAGCACCCTCGAAGGGGTACTTAAAGCTGAATCCAATGCCTAAAACACTCACCAAGAAAGAGAAGCGGGATGAGTTGGTATCTGATTCCGACCTTCTCGAAGACGTGATGGAGAGGATCGCGGAGATTGAAGCTGTCCTGGAGCCTCTGAAGGCTCAGGAAAAGGAACTCCGCGCCAGCCTCGCCGAGAGCCTGCTTAGACGGGGCCTCAGCTTCGTCAAGACAACTTCCGGCCTCGGCTTCGGCCTAGTCACCCGCTCCACCTTCGGCATCAAAGAAGGCCAGGAAGACAAGGCGCGGGAGTGGGCCATCAAGAACGGCTTTGTACAGCCGGACAAGGGCCGCATCTCCGCCTTCTTCAAGAAAGTCCTGCCCTCGGAAACGCCGGACTGGATTGAGGAGCGAGTCACGCGCTCTCTCCAGGTGCGGGGAAGCGAAGAAGAATAAACCACCACGAATATGACACCAAAAGAATACAACAAGACTTGGTACTGGAGCTTCATTCCTCGTTGGGGGACTCTGAATCCCAAGAAGGTTGTCTCTGCTGATCCCGTAAGAATATTCGGATTCTTTATCGGCTGTAAGGCCTAAATCGCGCGGCCCAACTATCCCTGGGCAAAGGAATAATCGCCTCTCCCCTCCGCTCCTTTACGGGGGCGGGGATGGGGAAACGAAACATGATCCAAGACACCTCCCTAACAGCCTACGCAGAAATACACCCCGCTCTCGGAGCGATGCATGTGGCTGTGGTGGACGTGTTCAAGGCTTCCCCTGGTCGAGACTTCTCTAACTCCGAACTCGCCGCCAAGCTCACCTGGACGATTAACCGGGTGACGCCGCGGGTGAATGAGTTGCGGAAAATGGGAATCTTGGAGGAAAGCGTAAAACGTCCCTGCCGCGTTACAGGGCGCATGGTGCATAGCTGGCAACTCACGGGTAGGGTGACACGCAATGCGCCTCAAACTTTCAAAGAAACGACATTTAAGCAGGTTCCGAGCCGGTCTGTACGCGGACTGACGCGAGTGATTAAGGAAACTGAAGGAAAGATAACGTGCTCCTGCCCCGGCTTCCTCCGGTGGGGGAGATGCCGCCACTTACGGGAGATTAAGAAACCCCAAGATTTAATGGTTCCTCTTTTCTAAACATGGCACACAACGGTTGGGTAAAACTGCATAGAAAACTCCTAGACAACCCCCTCGCCGGGAATCCCCAGTGGGCCTGGCTGTGGATAGTGCTTCTCCTCAAGGCGAGTCACCAGGACAAAGTGATCATGTGGAACGGGAAACCGAGGCTCCTGAAGGCTGGAGCGCTCATCACCGGACGCAATAAATTAGCCAAAGAATCTAGGTTGTCCCCCTCCACCGTCGAGCGCGCTTTGGCCTATTTAGAGGCCGGACAGCAAATCGGACAGGTCAAGAATTCCAAATTCCGCTTAATTAGCATAGTGAAGTGGAAGAAGTACCAGGAGCAGCGGACAGCAAAAAAACACATACAAGAAGATAAAGAAGTAAAAGAATTAAATCTTAGGAATTTTAGGATCAGAGAAATACGGGGCTCCCCAGGGGAGCGGGAGCGGCGGATCAAGGCAGAAGGTGGGATGTTCTTGGGGGAGCTGATGGCAGAGATGGGCTTGCCAGCGAGGGAGATAACAGCTTAGGGTATGAAAACAAAAATAGGCACATTCATGGGAAAAATGATCGAGGAAATGACTCGCGAGGAATTACTTGAGTTCGCGGCCTGGGCCATGAGGGAGATTTATGAGCTTCAGAAAATTGAGAGGGAAACCGAAGATTACAGGCTTGAACAGGAATTAAACAGGACATTCCCACCAAGGGATATGAGTTTCTTAGGGATTCTTAAGAGGGGGTTTAGAAGCTAACACACTGAGGGCATGAAAACGGGAATATTTCTGATAGTTCTAGGTTCGATAGGGTTTGCGGCGGGTGCTTTTGGCGGCCCTGTGGCCTTTGAAGTAGTGAAGTTCTTTTACTCGGCTTTCGGTGTTGTCCTTATGTTTGTGGTCGGCGTAATGCTTATTTTGTTAGATAAACAGTCTTAACCCCCTAACCCCATGAAAGAAGAACTGGAAAAACTAATCAGTGAAAGGTTGGAGGAACTTAGTGAGGTTTGGATCCCAGAGGCTGATGAACGGGAGGAAATAGAGGAGAGAATTAAAACACTTAAAAAGCTAAAAAACGCCTTATTTGGCTGGTAATCTCATGGTCAACCTCCCCCACAAGAAGGTAGTGAAGGGTTACGCAGTGATAAAACAGTCTCCGTTCACCCCCGCAAAATACCGCTTCATGTTCACGATTTTTAAGGCCAAGATTGACGCGGATGCTTTTCTTGGAGAGGAGGTACATCCCTCTCAAAAAGCTAGGGTCGTCCCCTGCGAAATCCACTACCACTTACCCGTTAAGAAGAAAGGAAAATGAACACAAAAGAGCACTACAACCTCGAATGTCACTGCACGAATTGCGCGCTTAATTTCTTCGCAGAAATCCCCTTTGGGGAAGACGCGAACGAATCACTCTATGGCTCTGGTATCTACTATGGGAAAGAAAGCGTCACCTGCCCTAAGTGCGGGTCTTACAAGGTAACGAAACGACTATGACCCCCTCCCAGAACAGGTGTTGCCCCGAGTGCTATTTGAATAAAAACGGCGCGATCAAGGGCGGGAAGTGTTTCTGTTCCTGCCATGTCGCTAAGAGTTGTTGTGCCTTCTGCAAGGAGGGCGGCGATTACCAAATCCGCAGGTGTAAGGATTGCTCTTGTCACTCCACCAGAGAAGCCGTCAAAGCCGCCGAGAAAGCTCTTGAGACTCATAATCAGACCTTTAAGAGGTTGGCGGCGTATGACAAAGGAGACACCCCCTCCCCCAGTAGTACAGAGTGGGAGGAACACTTTGACAAAATCTGGTATAGGGCAGAGATTCCCGATTTCGCGCAAGATACCCGTTTTGTCTTAAAATCCTTCATCTCCTCCCTCCTCCGCGAGAAGGAAGACGAGATACGGGGGCGGGAACGAGAAAGAATCTTTTTTCTCCTCAAAGAGACCCGAGATGCGGCCCCTGAGAGGGGGTGGGGAAACGAGAAGTTCTTGGATGCCTTACTAAAGTCAATTAAAAGTTTGGGGGCCTCCCCCGCCACTAAGGGGGAATGAAATATGACAGAAACAACTAATTTAAATCTCCCGCTCCTTTGCCGGGAATGTGACCAAGAAATTATCCGCATTCATGTGCCCCATGAGGCATACGAAGTGTGGAAATGCCCTAAGCATGGGCTTGTACATGAAGCTCATATCGTCTCAAAGCTATGAAAGACCCTCTAACCAGAGTAAGAGAAGCGGTGATACAGGCGGTGCCGGAGATTTTGGAATTGAAAGAAGGGTGCGAAGTTAGGATATGGCGCAAAAACAATACAGAACCCTGGTCAGCGACAGTCATTCTCCCCTGTGTTGGGATAGGTTATTGGTATTGTGTCGCCTTCCATGACACCTTCCCTAAAATCGGAAAGATAACAACCTTCCACCAATCTAAAGACAGAATTAAAATCCTCGGCCGCCCTATCTGTCTCGCCGACGTTCTTCTTGCGATAGGCCCGAGTACTAAAAATCGGGGCCCTGTCTACTGTACCTCGGAGGGGGTACTCATCGACTTCAACAACAGAGAGGAGGGAGGGGCTATCTGGAACCTCCACGAAGACGACCTCTCCAAGCAGTCGCCAGAGTGCATTGAGTTCCTCGCCTCCTTACTCACTAAGGACGGCTTAACAGATAATAAATAGGATATGAAAGAAAAACTGCCGACGCTTCAGGAAGCGAAAGAGCAAAAACACTGGAGTTATTACATGCGAAATCTGCTCTCTGTCCATCTTGAGACGGATTTACCAGAATATGATATTCGGAAAATCTTAAATTGGGTCGCGGAACATCGGCACGATTTACTCCTAAAGCCCTAACCCCTCACCCCATGCACCACAAAGAACATCCGGTATTGGAGGAGAAGCTGGCGCAATTCAAACAGAGGTTTTGGGAGCACCGCATTCCTAGCAATACCAAACAAGCTAAAGACATAGAGGACTTCCTCCGCGAAACCTTCACCGCAGGACAGAAGGTAGGGTACATGGCTGCGGTGGGGGAGGCAAAGGAAACCCTTGAAGGAATGATCTCTCTGATACCAACTTCAGAAGGAGAAAAGCGCAATAAAGTCATAAATGAAGCCATAAAAGCCCTCTCCTCCCTAGAAGCTAACCAGACAAAACCATGATGGAAACCCAAATGTTTATATGGCACGACGCAACCACGAAAAGGAGCGTCTCTGTGGGTTCTAAAAAGCCTCTTACGGTTTCTCTTAAAAAGAAGCTCGTAAAATTGGCGGAACTCTTGGATAAGCACAACGAGGCTAATCAGACAAAAGGATGATTTACGCCAACGAGCCTTTATTCATTAAACGCTGGAAAGAGAAACTGCGCCTTTCTTTTGCAGGGGAATATCGCCGGAAGGTATTAGATTGGGTGGCTAACCAAAAACCACAATGACACCCCTGACACAAAGATCGGCAAGACTGCTTTGCTTTTTTCTGGGCCACGATATGTTTTTTGAATGGGGTATTAATTGGTGGGGAGAGAACGGGCGTGACTGGTATTGCGTGCGCTGCGGCATAGAGAGGGAGGGGCGGGAAGCTAACCACTAAAGGGGATGAACCTACCACCTTCAAAAGAGTATCTGAGTATTTGTGGTTGCTGTCGTGCAACCTATGACCACACGGGTAAAACGGGTTACTGGTGCCAACTCTCCTTCCAAAATATTGAAACAAAAGGCCTCTGCGAGTTCTGTAATCCTCGAAACAAAGACTGGTACAACCATCGTCCTGACCACTTTAGGGAAAGCTGCCGGAACAGAGAAGGAATTAACCACCCCACTCCCTAAGAGGTATGACTCTTGAAGACCTTCTCTACGAAGCCTATACACGGCAGATCATCCGTTTAAAACTGGCAGGGCAGTGGCGGCGCGCAGCAACCCTGACCCTTAAAAGGGATTTAGCGATCTACGAGTTAAACAAGGAATAACAACCATGACTCTAACTTACGAAACAGCGAAGAAGTTGAAGGACGCGGGGTTTCCGTTTAGGGCGAAGGATATTGATACTGCTTTGGCACCTGGACACCCGCAGGACTGCTCTTGCTTACCCACCCTCTCCGAACTCATAGAGGCTTGTGGTGAAGACTTTTTCGCACTGATGAATTCTAGTGATGGATGGGTAGCGCAGGCAAGCAGAAACCGCGGCACGAGTCGAAAATTTGTTGGCTCGGTTCTTAGTTCCAACCCAGAGGAAGCCGTAGCCGCGCTTTGGCTCTCCCTAAACAGCAAATAGTTATCCCCACCTTCCTTAAAAGTTTCCGTGGTATAATACCCAGGACAGCAGAATAACGAGCTTTCAAGCCTTGCAGACGGCATCCTACGGGTGCCTGATGGGGGCTTGTTTGCGTTTTATAAAACTAACACTCAACAACATGGCACTCGTAGGCGGCAAGAAATACGGCGGTTCTAGCAAGAAGGGCATTATCAAGGATCCCTCCTTCAAGGCGAAGTCTGGTCTTAAAAAGACGAGTATGACTGCGAAGAAGTCCGGCGGCTCCATGAAGAACGTCCTCGGCAAGGTTTCCGGCAAGAAGAAGGGAGTGATGAAGAAGGCCTAATGGCTTTCAGTCGGGCGGTTGGAAAAAAATCAAAGTTTTATGGCTAAACGAGGCGGAGCACGCCCCCACTCTGGTAGGCCCAAGGGCTCTAAAAACAAGAGCCTGGTTCTGCGCGACCACCTCAAGGAAAAGGACATAGACACCTTCATCGAGTACCTTCTCTCCAACTACATGGAAAGCGAGAAGCTGATGATCTGGATGGGCGACCACTTGTTCACCAAGCCTGTACAGGCGGTGGACGTGACTTCGGGGGGTAAGGAGCTGCCTGTGCCGATTATTCAGCTAACTACAGGGAAGTGATCGATATTAAGGGCGTGACTTTTGAGGTTGCTTACTCCAAGCCGTACGATCCGGCAGATTCCTCGCTCATATATTGGGCGAAGTACAAAATTCCTGGAGGAAGGGCTATCTGTGTTTCCGGCGCAGACATAAATGCGTTTGAATCGCTTGAAGCGTTCAAGGAAGCGGTTTACCCCGAAATACAGCAGAAAGTTGAGGAATATGTACAGTCTCACCAGCGCGACACGCAAGAAAATGAGTGACAAACCAGAGATAGAAGTAAAAGAAGCCGCGGGCATAACAGGTGCGACTCTCGCCGCCTCTGTCAACGGCTTGTACATAACCCACCACTATTTCGACTACCCATCCAACCCTGAGAAGTGCAGAGAACATTTCATAAAGCATGTACTCCCTGACCACAGCAACCAAGAAGATAAGCAGCCTCTCTAGGCGCATCCGGGCAGTGCAGGGAGGCACGTCTGCTTCTAAGACTATCTCCATCCTCCTGTACCTCATCGCTCGCGCTCAGAGCGATACTCTCCCCACGATTACCAGCGTGGTGTCCGAGTCCTTTCCACATCTCAAGCGCGGCGCAATCCGTGACTTCCTGTCTATCATGCAGGAGCATCACTACTACAAGGATGAGCTGTGGAACAAGAGTGATTTCGTATACACCTTCGAGACAGGCTCCAAGATAGAGTTCTTCTCGGTAGATCAGCCGGGTAAGGTCCGGGGGCCGCGCCGCGACCGGCTGTTCATCAACGAAGCCAACAATATCCCCTACGAGAGCTTTGAACAGCTCGAAGTCCGTACTAAGGAGTTTGTGTTCATGGACTGGAACCCCAGCACGGAGTTCTGGTTCTACACGGACGTCCTGGGGAAGCGCGACGACGTAGACCATCTCACCCTGACCTACCGGGACAACGAAGCCCTCTCCCCGGAGATCGTGGCGGCTATCGAGCAGAGGAAAGGGAACAAGAGCTGGTGGCGAGTGTACGGAGAAGGCCAGCTAGGGGAGATCGAGGGCAAAATCTACAAAGATTGGGCCATCATTGACGAAATACCCCACGAAGCGCGCCTGGAGCGCTATGGCCTCGACTTCGGCTACACCAACGACCCTACAGCCATCGTAGCGGTCTACAAGCACAACGGCGGGTACATCCTCGATGAGATCGCCTTCAACAAAGGGCTTCAGAACAGCCAAATCGCCGCCATCCTGCAAAACCAGCCCAAAGCAGTCATCGTGGCGGACTCGGCCGAGCCAAAGAGCATCGACGAGCTGAAGCTCTACGACCTCACGGTGATCCCCTCCAAGAAGGGCGCGGACAGCGTGCGGAACGGCATCCAGCTGGTCCAGCAGCAGCGTATCTCCGTAACCAAGAACTCGGTCAACCTCATCAAGGAATACCGGAATTACCTCTGGCTCACCGACAAAGACGGCAAGGTGCTGAACCAGCCGGACGCGGGGTTTGACCACAGCATGGACGCGGTGCGCTACGCCCTGACCTCCATGCTCGACTTCATCCCCGACGCCGTGCGGGTGAAGCAGGCCCAGGCCATGCGGATAGTGGAGAGCAGGCAGGACTTAAACAGCACCCGATAACCTCTTAACATGGAAAATTTCAAGCACATCCCCGAGAAGCTGAAGAACCTAGCCTCCGGCCTCGACGCTACCTGTAGTCCTGAGGGGGTCATTGCGGTAACGATCTTGCCGAGACTCCTGCCGCGGGCGTTTCAGAGAGACACTGATCCGCGCTTCAAAGTGGAATTCGTCGGTCAGCAGATTCGCGACAAGGAGTTTGTAGAGCACAAGATTTACCTGATGGCGGATAGCCTCATCGCTCAGCTCTTACGGGAATTTCCTACGCCATAATATGCAACATTTCATCAACTTAATTAGGCACTGGTTGTGGGTTTGGAAGGGCCGTCAGGGATGGCCTCCAGAAGTTACCTACGACCAGGTACAGATTTGTCCCCGGTGTGAAAAGCGTATTTGGGGAGATAAAAACGCTATGTCTTTCGGTTGGAAGTGGCATCATCGCTCTTGTTTGAGCCAAGAAGAACAGCGTGGATGAAAATATCTTTTGACAACCCGCCGCACAACATCCGGGAACTCTGCGAGGGGGCTTTCGACCTCTCCGGCGCTGTCCCCGTATTCACCTTCAAGGATACGATCCACAACCCCCACCAGGCGGTCATTTCCGATCACCTAGTAGCCCACGAAGCCGTCCACACGAAGCAGCAGGGCGAGGAGCCAGTGAAGTGGTGGTGGAACTACCTGCAAGACCCGGAGTTCCGCTTCGCCCAGGAGCTAGAGGCGTATCGGGCGCAGTACGCCTTCGCTAAGGGACAGATCAAGGACAAGAACCGCCTCAACAAGTTCCTGTGGAGCCTAGCAGGGGACTTGTCCGGCTCCCTATACGGCGGGTTATCCACACATACGGAGGCTTTGAGAAAGATTAAAGATGGTGTATAATTTACGAGACAATTCTATATCAAACTCTTGGGGAGTTGAGACAGCCCGTTGATGTCCTAACGGTTTTCTCCCCAAGAGTTTTTCCGTTAGAGCATCAACCGACCGCCTGAACGCCGGTTGATTTTTAATGAAGACCGTCCATGAGATCGTGAGGGAAGCGGAGCAACAGTACACCACTGGCTCCGTTAAGTTGGGCGATTACGTGGAATTCTCGATGCACGACACCATCGAGACGATTGACGCCTATTTAAACTCTAAGCATATCTCCGGCCCTAAGGACTCCCTGAATCGCGACAAGCCCTTCTTCAACATCGTTACGGCGGCGGTGAACATCTGGTACCGGGCCACGGACATAGACCGCAAGGACATCCGCTTCGTACCCACCAAGACATCGAGCATCGTCCTGGCGTTCGTGGCTAACGTGCTCTTGCAGAATTGGATGGACAAGGCCCGCTTCGGCGTCTTCCTGAACCAGTGGGGCCGCGCCTTGGCCCGCTACGGCTCGGCGGTGGCTAAGTTCGTGGAACGAGACGGGGAACTGCTGGCCAACGTACTGCCCTGGAACCGCCTCATCGTGGATCAGGTGGACTACTACTCCCTGCCACGTATCGAAAAGCTCTACAAGACCCCGGCGCAGCTCAAAGCCATGGCCATTCCCGGCTCCCCGGACTATGCGGGCTACGACCTGGAACAGGTCAAGGCCCTTGTAGACACCATTACGACCCGCAAGACCCTCAAGCGGCAGCCCAAGGACAACCAGCCGGACTTTATCGAACTCTACGAGGTCAGCGGAGTCATGGATTCCCGCTTGCTGGAGGACGAGCCGGACGAGAGCGTAGAGGACGAGGATATTACCTACAAGCAGCAAATCCACATCATCTCCTTCGTCGGCCGCGACACCAAGGACGGATTCGATGACTTCACGTTGTACAGGGGCCGGGAGCGCAAGCGCACGGACATGCTCACCCACCTCATCGAAGAAGACGGACGCACCCTGGCTATCGGCGCAGTGGAGCACCTCTTTGAAGCCCAGTGGATGACCAACCACTCGGTCAAGAACATGAAGGACACCCTCGATTTGGTGTCCAAGGTCATCTTCCAGACCGCTGATCCTTTCTACGTGGGCCGCAACGTCCTCAGCGCCATCGAGGTGGGCGACATCCTCACCCACGAAGAAGGCAAGCCGCTCACCCTGGTCAACAATCAGAACGCCAGTATTGTGGCCCTCCAGAACTTCGGCACCATGTGGCAGTCCCTCGCCCGGGACATCACCTCCACCCCGGAGGCTATCCGCGGGCAAACCCTGCCCTCCGGCACGCCCTACGCCCTCGGCGCGTACCTCGGCTCTCAGGCGAACTCTCTTTTTGAAATAATGACCGAAAACAAGGGGCTCGCTATCGAAGACATGATGCGCGAGTACGTCATCCCTTTCCTTAAAAAGCAGCTCAAGAACAAGGATGAGATCGTGGGGATACTCGACGACGCGGGTATCCGGGAGATTGATTCTATCTACATCCCGGCGGAGGCGGTGCGCCGCTACAACAAGCGGGCTACCGAGGAGGTGTTGAATGGAGCCATCCCGTCTCCCTTCGTTGCGGAGATGGAGCAGAACGCCATCCGCCAGGAACTCGGCTCTCTCGGCAACAAGCGCTTCTTCAAGCCGGACGAACTCGGCAAGAAACAGTGGGCCGAGATTTTCAGCGATTTCGAGTGGGACAACATCCGGGTGGAAGTGACCAACGAGCAGGTGGACAAGCAGGCGGTCCTGACCACCCTCTCCTCCGTCTTGCAGACCATCGCCGCGAACCCGGCTATCCTGCAAGACCCCAACGCCAAGATGATCTTCAACCAGATTCTCGCGGAAACCGGGCGGCTCTCGCCCCTACAGCTCTCGACTCAGCCCGCGCCTGCTCCCCAAGCCTCCGGGGGAGTCGAAGCGATTAGCAAGTTAGCGGAGGCGGAACCCAATAATGGCCGAGTCTAAAGGACAACCGTCGCGTCTCGAAGACGTGATCAATTACAAGCCGGAGGAGTATTTCTCCGAGGACGAGCTGAACCTCATCCGCAACACCTTCCGGGGGGAGATGGGCCTGAAGCTCATCAAGGTCTTGCGGAAGGCATTCATCCCCACGGTGAATGACCCGGAACTTCCCGTGGAGAGTTTCCAGAACGACTCCTTCCTCATGGGCCTGGACTACAACACCATACCGACAGACCAGGTCAAGTCTATCGTTATGGGAAGGCAGCACGCCGTCAAACTCGTCTTCGGGGCGCTCATCAAGCTCAAGGTCATCGCACACACTAAGTATGAGACGCCGGACGAGCTGGAAGCCAAAGCGAACAAGGATAGCCTGCGCTAGGTGTGGATAACTAGGCTTGCAATCCTTGGAAGTTTAGGGTTCAGGGGGTATAATTATCAGCACTAGAGTCCCAATCTCTCAAAATGGACAATGAACAGGACGGCTCGGAAGTCCTTGAAACACCCGAGGAAGTCGCAGAAGACATCGAAGCAACCGGAGAAGCAGCAGAAGAAACCGCCGAAGGGGAACTATCAGAGGAGGAGCTGACCCCGGAGAAGATCAAAGACCTCAAGAAGAAAGCTGCGGAGCGGGACGAGCTGGAGAAGAAGAACAAACAGCTCTACGAACGTCTCAAGAAAGCTCCCAAGGTAGAAGACGGGCTCTCTGCCCTTGACGCGATGGCGCTGGTCAACAGCGGCATCACCGAAGACGAGGACATAGAGGAGGCGGTAGACTTCGCAAAGTTTAAGAAAATTACTGTGCGCGAAGCGATCAAGCACCCCACCCTCAAAGGGCTCCTCGGCGCAAAAGCAGAGGAACGCCGCAGCGCTCTCGCCGCAAACGCGGGCCGGACGCAGCGGGCGACTACCAAGACAAACGACGCGGACATCGTCGCCAAGGCCGAAAGGGGCGAAACCCTGGAAACCGAGGAGGACATGCAGAAACTGTTCCGCGGCCGTCTCGCAGCAAGAAAGGGCATCAATCGAAAATAAAACCAGAGTGTTGGTCTGGTGAGGTGTTGGGTTACTTACCTTAACCCTAACTTAATGGCCAACACGCTTTCGACGTACTCTCTACGTCATAAGTATTTCATGAGCAATCTTCAGCAAGCGCTGAGGAATGCTCTGGTGGCAGAAGCGATCTGCAAGGTGGACCGGACTGATCTCAAGACGATTGAGAATCCGTATATCACCGCCACCACCGCTACCATCCAGGCTGTCGCGGGCACCTACTCGGTGAGCGCGATGACCGTCACGGATGACGCGCTCTCCGTCGCCGACGAGGTGGTAGACGCTACCCACGTCTTCGACTTCGAGATGAAGACCGCCAACTTCAACCTGATGGCGGACTTCCTCGACGAGTTGATCTACCGCGTCTCGCACAAAATCGATCAGTTCGTACTCAACAAGATTCTCGATGTCGCCACCGGCGCGTACACCACCCCGGCGGGCGGCTTCACCACCGCCGCGAACATCGCGGTCATCTGCGCCAACCTGCTCTCGAAGGTGGCGGGCTACCAGTCCGGGCTCGCTTCCGAGCCGTTCCTGGTGATCGAATCTACCGACCTCGTCGGCTTCGCCCAGGCGCAGGTCGCCTCCGGCTTCGCCTACGCGGACGCCGCCCTTAACAACGGCTTCCAGGGCCGCTACATGGGTATCAAGATTTACGTCATCCGCACGGGTACGTTCGTGACGGCGACTCTCGGTACTCTCACCGCGACCAACTCCGGCCACCGCCTCTTTGGTATCGAAGGCATGGCCCTCTACGCCTCGCCGCGCGGCGTCTCCTACGAGGAGAAGGGCGTGACTGGCAAGACCGGCAAGGAAGTGGTCGCCTACGGCTTGGTCGGCGCGACCATCTGGACCCCGCTCCGCGATCTGTTCGTAGACATCACCCTCGCTTAAATTATCAGCCCTTCGGGGCTGATGACGGGGCGTGCCAACACCCGCTCCGTTACCAGCTCCGAAGACCAACACATCATCATGGCAAGAAGGAAAAACGAAGAAGCCCTTGAAGACCCTCTTGAAGTGGGGGACATGCCTGCCGACAGCCGTGAGGCTCGCTGGCGCGCGCACGTCGCTCGGGCGGAAGCCCAGGCCGAGAAGTTCGGCACGATGGATAAGTTCAAGGCCAAGAAAGCTCGCGGGGAGTTCGACAAGATTCCCGACAGCTTCAAGTAATTACTAGCTATCCATCATTGAAATGAATGGAAAATACCTAATCATCGCGGCCTTGGTTGCCGGATTCCTCACTTCGAGCCTCTTTTGGTTCACCCGCCCGTCGGTGGATGTGAACGCGATCGTGGCAGAAGTAAAGTCTCAGGTCAACAAGTTCGGCGCGGTGGCTAGCCCGGACATCCCTTCTCCCTACCTTCAGTGGGGAGGCGTGTATGTCTGGAGCCAAAGCACCACCGCCCTGAATACGGCCTCGACGACCATCTGCGCTCTCCAGTCTCCGGCGGCTACCAGCACCCTGCTCCTCGCCTCGGTGAAGCTCGACGTCAGCTCAACGAGCGCCTCCACCCTCACGTTGGCCAAGGCGACTACTGCCTTCGCCACGACCACCCTGCTTGCAGAGAACCTCTCTGTAGCAGCCAACAACCAGGCTACCCTCGTCTCCTCCTCCACTCTCGTCAGCGGCACCCGGGTCTTCGGCCCGAACAACTGGGTCGTCGCCAGCATGTCCGGCGGCGCAGGCACCTTCAGCCCTACCGGCAAGTGTCAGGCCACCTGGATACAGAATTAACCACCTAAGCCCCTCGCGGGCTGGGCTCAGGACACGAACGGTCGCTTCTTGAGTCCAGTCCGCACCAACATGAAAAGTCTGAATAAAAGCCTTCTCTCCCTCGCGGCCATTGGTGCGGCTGCGCTCATCGCCGGGCTGATCGGGATACTGCTCTTTAAGAATCCCGTCCCGGTGCAGAGCGCCAGCTTCGTCAACGCGCCCGCCTTCACCCAAGCCACCACCTCCGCAGGCGTGGCCGTGACCAGCTCGACGCGCATCCTCGCCACCACCACTAACCCGCTCGATCCCACCAACTCGTACACCCGCGCCTACGCCATCATCTGCAACCCGAGCACGTCTACTCCGGTTTACCTCCGCATGGATCGGGACAAGCCCGCCTCACTCACTACGGGTATCCCCATCGCCTCCATCGAAGGCTTCCAGTCCTGCTACGAAATCACCGACAAGATGCTCTACCAGGGTTCCGTGACCGCTTCTTCCACCAACCAGACGAGCGTAACCGTGACCGTCAACCAGTACGTCTTCTAACTCTGATCGCGTATGGAGAAAGCCGACCACTCAGAGATAGACCGAAAACTGGGTGAATTAACCCAGTGGATGAAAGACCATGAAGTACGGGACGCAGAAACTCGCGCCAAGGTCGCCGAGCTTCCTACCAAGGGAGACATCGCGGAGATAGTGCAGAACACGCTCCGCGAAACGCTCCTTAGCGCAGGTAAATGGAGCAAGGCCACCATCATCACCATCGCCGTTATTATCGGCTCGCTCGGGGTCATCTCAGGAGGCTTCAAAGCGATCCTGGGATGGATAGGGTTCGTACAACTGAAATAAATGACCCTCGCCGACCTCAAAAACTACATCTTCCGCCGCACCAAGACGAACGCTACGTCCTTTCCGGCGGCAGATATGGTGATTGCGCTCAATAACGCGAACGAGCGCGTCTTGTCCAAGATTCGCGGGCGTACGGATAACTTCTCGCCGACCGCCTGGACCACCTCAGACCTCACGACGGGTACGGCTACGCCCGTATTCGACTCAATGCTCCATGAGCTAGTCGCCCTGTGGCCGTGCTACCAGTACGCCATCGAGAACAACCTTAAAAGCGTCTCCGGCTTTGCAGCGGAAATCCAGGTTAAGGAGAAGGAGCTGATGCTGTTCTACGGCACGCGCACCTACAAGATATTCACGGTTACTATCGCTTCCCCAGGCGTGTTCACGCGCAAGGAGCATGGCCTGGTGGCGGGGGATCGGGTGATCTTCTCTACCTCTGGGGCGCTCCCCACAGGCCTCTCCGCGAATACCTGGTACTGGGTCATCTCGGCCGGGCTGACGGAGGATGAGTTTGAGGTATCGGCCACTAAGACCGGCTCGGCCATCAATACCTCCGGCACGCAGAGCGGCACGCACTGGTTCGCTACGGATACGCAGAGCCGCATGGCGCCTAAGTGGGAGAGCACCCGATGATATGCCTAGAGTCTACCTAAACAGATTCGACGGAGGGGTGGTGAACGATCCGCGTAACCCGGATACGAATAAGTACAGGGTCGCGACTAATTTTGACGCGCTCACCAATCCGTACAAGCTCACTCCCTACCGCGATTCCGAGGACGGGGACAGCGCCGGGTCTACCAGCAAAAAGCAGAACTTCTGCATCGCTCTGGGGCCTAGCTCCACCTACTCCCTGCACGCGCTCGGGGTGGTGTCGGGCACCGCGCGGGCGGAGGTTCTGAGGAAGTTCCTCACAACGGGCGGTGCAACGGACTTGGATGATAACGGGTGGGCGACGCCGTCGAATAACCAATCTGGGGGCGGTACTACCAGCTTTAACCTCTTTGTTTTCTATAAGAAGACGGGGTTGATATATGGGGCACAAGGCAACCAGTATATCTGGGCTTTTGACCCCACAGGGTCGGCGGCTTGGGCTAACACTCATAACGATCTCACCTCCTACACCAACATCGCCCAGGGACTCGTTCACTCTAAGGACGACATTCTTTACGTTCCCTACGATAATAAAATAGCTAAAAATAATAACGGGTCCTGGAGTAATACCGCCCTCACCCTCCCAAGCCACCTCTACATCACCTCTATCTGCGAGTACGGCAACTACCTCGCCATCGCCTGCGCCCCCCTCTCCGGCTTCGGGAAATCCGTCGTGTACCTCTGGGACAGGGACAGCTCCCTGACGACCCTCTCCGAGAGTATTGATTGGGGGGAGGGGAACATAAAGGTCTTGGAAGAAATAGGCGGTGCGCTGGTGGGTATTTCCCTCTCCGGCAACGACTCCACCCGCTTTGCAGACAAAATAAGCTTCAAGTCGTGGACGGGCGGCTCCCGGGCCAGGCTCATCCAAGAGCTGGAGGGGGGTAACGCAACCTCGTACCTGCTCATTTCTAAGCAGAAGATAAACGACCGGGTTTACTTCTTGATGAAAGTGACCCTCAACGGATCGTCCCGAGAGGGGGTGTGGAGCATCGGCCCTTCCTCTACGGCTATCGGGGGTTTCAGCATCGTCCACGAACGGACGCCTAATAACGACACGGCGATAAACTCCGCAGGCACCAAGGGGTTCTTCTTTGCCGGGGACTTCCTGTTCATCGGGTACATAAACGCCAACGGCGATAATGCCGTCTCGAAGACCAATGACGCCGCCTCTTATACGGCCACTTCGATCCTAGAAACGACTGTGAATCCGGGTATGGATAGGCTTGACCGGCCGCACAGGAAGAAGCTGAAATCAGTGGGCGCAACGTACGAGGCGCTCCCTATCAGCGGACAGGTCGTGGTAAAGGCACGCGTCGACGGGGGCACCTTCGCCACCTACTTTACGGAGACGACCGATAGCGCCGTGCGTACGGAGCCTGTAGGAGTACAGGCCGACGGAGCGTATACCAACTCCACGGGCACGGAGTTCGAGTTCCGCATAGAGAGCACCGGCGGGGCTGTCGTCACGGGGCTTTTCTACGAGTACGAGAACATCCTTAGCAACTGATATGCCTCCTACCCAAGAACAATTTGACCAACTGATGAGCCGGGTACTTCTGCTGGAGCAGTTTGTCTTTCAGATTAGTAAGACGGATCGCTACACCTTCGAGAAGATGATCCAGATACTCGACGGGCGCAATATCCAGTTGGCTCTCGGGACGGGTACGAAGCTAGGCACAGCGGCGACTCAGAAGCTCGGTTTCTGGGGCGTGACCCCGGTGGTCCAGCAGGCGAGGCCGACGGACGCGGCCAGTATTATCACTGCGGGTACGACCATAGGGATATGGGCTTAATCAATACATAAAATGGCAACCTCTGTTTTAAAACCCGGCATTGACCCCTCTCTCGCGCAGTTCGCTACGCCCGATGTTCATTACGGGCCTACTCCAAGCCCGACTCTCGACGTTCATTATGGGCCGGGCCTAACGACGAAAGATGGCAACCTGGAACTCAACCCTGCGGTTCTCAACCCTGCGTTTATAGACATGACCCCTACAAGTGGCCCCGTCCCGCCAAAGCCCTCGCCCATTTCCATAGCGGACATCACTGATCCGGCGTCACTCGCTAACTACCGTAATCCGAACGCGCCCGTGATACCGGACGTGTCTAAGATTGACACCACTTTTGAACTCACCGAGCCGGAAAAGAAGGTCCAGGGGGAGATCAGCAGCTTGCAGGAGCTTACAAAGCGCCTCGCCGGACAGTCTACTTTCCGCTCCTTTCAAGAGGAGAACGAGGACCTCGCGGGTAAAAAGAAAACCCTGACCGACCTCTCCTCACGCCTCACCGCTCTCAAAAACGAGGCTTTAGCCATCCCTCTACAGCTCCAACAGGACGCCACGGGGCGGGGGATTACAGCGGGAGGCTTGCGCCCCATAGAAACTGCCGCGCTCCGCAACAACGCTATCCAGGCTTTGAGCGTAAATTCGCTCTTTGAAGCGGCTAAAGGCAATCTCACAACCGCCCTCGACCTCGTAGACCGCGCGGTAGCGGCTAAATACGGCCCGATTAAGGAGGAAATAGAGATCAAGCGGGCCAATCTCGACCTCATCCTCAACTCTCCCGAGTACACCCTGGCCGAAAAGAAGCGCGCACAGGCCCAGAAGGACGCTCAGGACGCGAAAAAGGCGGCTCTGGATAAGCAGGAGGCCGAGGCGAAGGAAATCTCCAAGATCGCGGTAGACGCAGCTTCTAAAGGCGCGGATGCCCTGACTTTGAGGAAGATAAACGAGGCGGAAACGGCAGGGGGAGCGCTCGAAATCGCGGCGGCGAGGGGTTTTGCGGCAAAGCGCGATGGGTTTGAACTCTCGGCAGGGCAGACCCGCTACGAATACGACCCGGGTACCGGCACTTATAAAGCTGTGGGCTCAATTCCTAGTAATGAGAGGGGAGAGTTTACCCCGACAGAGTACAGAAAACTAGAACAAGCGGGGCTTTTGGACCAACCCCGTGAGACACAACTCGATTTTCTCTACGGAAGGGACAGTAGCTTTCAGACAGACGGCTATGAGACAGCCAGGCAATTTGTTATTGACAACCCCGCTGAAAGTAGGGAAACCCTCCGTTCTGAACTTATGAGCCGCCGTAAGGAACTCAATTTAGATGTAAGCGCCATTGACACAATTCTGGACGAGACAGGTGTGATTAAGGAAAAAGTGAATATAAGCGGCAAAGAAAAGGATATTGCTGTTGCCCTAGTGAAGGCTCAGGGCTTCGGGGGGAGCGCACAGACGGCCAAAGATTACATCCTTGGTGGAGGGGCCATCAACATAAATGGATCGGAGGTGGTGCTATCCAAACGTCAAGCAGAGAGTATCGTCAAAGAGATAGACGCTGCTTACCCCTCGGGGAAACGTAGTTTCTGGAATTCTATTTTCCCCGGTGGTAAATAACTTATGGCGCTTAATACATCAGCGTTTGAAAAGAAAAGCACTCCTCAAAAGCAGCCGTCATCCTCGGGTCTTAATTTACGGGCGTTTGCTGGCGGTACCACACTTTCTTCCCCCATTGAGTTGGCCAAGCAAGCTATCGCCAAGATAGAGAGCGGGGGCAATTATGCTGCGATTGGTCCCAAGACCGTCAAGGGTCAGAGGGCTTATGGGAAATATCAGGTGATGGATTTCAATATTCCCCTGTGGACAAAAGAAGCTCTCGGAAAGGCGCTTACTCCGCAGCAATTTTTAAAAAATCCAACAGCCCAAGAAAAAGTATTTGAACATCGCTTTGGTTCCTATATGAAGAAATACGGATCAGCCGAAAAGGCGGCGAAGGTCTGGTTCGGCGGCCCCGGCGCTCTTTCCAACCCGAACGCAAGGGATATTTTAGGGACAACGTCACAGTCCTATGCAGATAAATTTTCTTCCACTTTCGGTAAGCCAAGGGCTCCCTCCTTTGACCCCAGCTTTGTCCCTGTTTCCACAGGTTTCTCGCCCTTTTCTCCTACAAAGACTAGTACGACAACGGCGATACTGCCGAAGCCGGAAGAACTCGAGGAGCCTTTTGTGCCGCCGCCTGCGCGTTTAACGAACCGAGTTGTTCCGAATACGGAGTTACGTGCAGGGAAATCTGGTTTAACTCAGATGATAACCAACGCCCTGCCGGGAATCTTGCGCCGCCCGTTCTCGAATATTGTCTCGGATATTTCCGACGGGCTTTTCGGGAACCCAAAAGATCGTGCGGTAGTGCGCGAGTTTAAAAAGGCTAAGGTGGATGTACCTCTTACCACCCTGATGGAAACAGAAGGCTTCATGCCCTTCCTCGGCCGCTCTCAGACCGATCAGATCGAACACCTTGCAAACCAGCTAGAGGAAAAAGGCGTAAAACCAGACCGTGCGTCTTCTCTTGCCTTCTACGACGTATTTTCTCGGGGGTACGCTGCTCCCGGCACTCCCCAAGAGGAGAGAAAAAAACAAGCAGAAGCTCGCCTTAAGGAGCTGGCAGTAACACCGGAGGAGAAGAAGGTAATAACCTATGCTCGCCTCGGACAGGCTGTGGGCGGATCATTGGATGCTGTGGGGGTTCTTCCTGTGGGTAAATTAGTTCCTAAGTTAGGAAGGGGACTAGATACTCTCGCCGCCGAAGCGAGGAAGTATAAGAGTGCGGAGGAGTTTGTGAGGGCGCAGCAACCCGTTTACCACGGGACAAATGCAAAGTTTGACGTGTTTGATACAGGTAAGCACGGGACGAATATCAAATCAGAGGACATTGGGATTGCATTTACGAACACTAAAGAAGAAGCGGGTGGATATGGGAAAGTGAAGGAAGCATATCTGGATTTTAGAAATCCAAAGGTGTTATCTTCTGGTGATATAGTTCCCGCTATTTGGTACGACGCAGAGGCTCCGAACGTCGCAAAAGAAGCAAGGAAGGCAGGGCATGATGGTTTGATTATTGAATCCAAGAGAGGTCAAAAGATGTTTGTTGCTTTTGACAATACGAGAATCAAAACCAAATCCCAACTCACCTCCCTCTACAACCAAGTAATGGGGAAGGGAGACTCGCTCTCTGCTTCACGGACAGATATACCCTCTATCACAATAAGGGACTTGCCGATACAAAACCAGAAAGCAGGAGAAATACCCTACAGAAAACTCCGGGGGATCGCCGATGATATGAACGCGATGGAAAATCCTCGCACTCGCTTGCAGATGCTTAATCTGGAACTCTCTTTTATTGAAGATGCGGCATCCAATAATCCAGCACGTTCTCTGGTGCGCTACATTTCCCGATCTACAGGGAAATTACCTGAGCTTACGGGTAAAGAAGCGGTTCGTTCGGTGAATACAGGTAAGGTTATCAAGAACAGTAAGTTTGGACGCAAGGGGGATGACATAATTACCGAACTCGGCTTTAAAGATGAGGCTCAGGCGCAAGAAGCGCTGGACGCTTATTTGAAACAGCGCGAGAAGATTAAGGAAATTAGGGCAGAAATAGTAGAGGTACGGAAACGCCGCTCCCTTACTCTCAAGGGAGAGAGGCTTATGCAGATAGCCCGTAAGGATCGCCGCCAGGCGTTCCGAGCCTTGCGCGAGCGTTACCTGTTGACTGACTCCGAGTTAGCCCAGATACGGAGGGGCAAAGACTTGTCCATCATGTCGTCGGGGGAATTCGAACGTTTTATGATACGCGCGGAAGAACTTGCGAGTGAAATTGCAGAAAAAAGTGCGGCGCGCATCGAACTTGAGGATACGATTCAGAACAGGGAGTTGCGTCGTTGGGAGAATATACGCGATTTGCTTAAATTACCACCTTCCTTTGCGGACATGACAGCGCGAGAGATACGCACTCTGAACGAGGTGCTTTCCAAGTACAAAACTGGCGACGAATTTCTGCCAGTACGGATGATGGAAACCCTACCGAACACGCGTCTCAGGGAGGTGCGTACTATCCGCGAGGTCATGGAGATACTCGCTAAAGAGACGGACCTATCGGTGGAAGAAGTATCTAAACTCAAACCCACCGAATTCCATCGTTATATGGGTGATCATGCGCTTTCGCGCCAGCACCCTTTCTACTCACAACTTGTGTTCATGAAAAACAAGGCTTTTCTGGAAGCAAATGCACGAATCATTCAGCTCTCCGATGAGGCCGACAGGTTGATTAAAGAAGCCCGCAAATCGAAACCGCGCGGAATAAGTGACCGTCTTGTACCGGCGGATAAGAATATCGTTAAGTGGCTAGAATCTTCACGGGATGAGCGTGCAATTCTAGAGAAGAATATGACTAGTGCCGAAATCCGTGCCTCTCAGTGGATGGACGATATTTTCAAGAATTACTATGAGTATCTAGTCAAGAAGCATGCGGAGAAGAAGTTTTCTCGTTTCGAAGATCAATACTTTCCTCATGTGCGCCGCGGTTTCCTGGAAGCGTGGAAGGAAGACGGCATACTCAAAGCCTTCAAGGAAATGCGGGATAAATTCAAGCAAGATCAGAAGTATCTTAATATCCTCGATGAACGCACTAAGGAAATCCTGCCGTACGAGAAGTGGATAGGTTTTACTCAGTTTCGTACAGACGAACTTGTGCCTACTGTAAACGCACATCGCGCCTTTGAATCCTACGTGACAGCCCTTGAAAGGGGGCGCCATTTAGATGCACTCATTCCTGAAGTTATGGCTTATGTGCACGCCCTCTCTCCTCGGCAGTTGAGCCCGCGAGGAATTGAACTCGACACTTCTCTGAAACGCTTTGTGAAGGAGTGGGTAAACGCGAATAAGGGGCGAGTGCCGCGAGGTTTCTTTGAGCCGGGCGGCAAGATGGATTGGACACTTCGCTCTAGCGTCGCCTTAACCCGTATCCTCGACCTCGGCTTCAACTTCACCACACAGCTTGCCGCCCCTGTGGGTGAACAGATCATGAACCTGACGATGCTTAAACCCAAGGCGTATGCAGAGGCAATCCGTCGGCGTAACACTGCCCAGGGCCGAGCCATTATCCGTAAGTATCAAAACTTTACCGGGCGCACTTTCTTTGACGAGATGAGCAAAGCTGCCAACAATGCCGGAGATAGGCTTATGGGCGGTATGTTTGCGATCTTTAGTGGGGCCGTAAAGAGCGGTAATAACATATTCCTACTCGGTAAGATGACGCCGGAGGAATTTGCCTCTGGGGCTATCAGCACGGATCGTCTCGCTCGTCTAATGGTAGAGATGAATAAATACCGAGCGGTAAAAGGGGTAGAGTCTATCATGGGGCGGACGGGAGAAGCCGAGGCTTTCAAGCAATATAAAAACTGGGCCATTCCGGCTGTGCGCGCAACGGCGACAAACGCACATGATCTGTACCAACTTATTAAGAATAAGGGCGCAAAAGCTGCCCTGACCTCGGACGCAGGCAAGGAGCTCTTTTACTCGGTAGGTTTAGGTACAGCAATAGCGGTCGGGGCTTATGGCTACTTTACCGAACTCGGAGAGAAGAAGGACAGATCGTTTGTTGAGAATGTGCAATATAAGGCTATGCGCGATGCCCTTTCTATTTTCGGCGCCTTCGACCTAACTCTGTGGTCAGAGATTCGCATTGCCTCATTCTTTAAAGACCTATCCGAAGCGCTCAAGGCTTCTGTATTAATGGAGAAATATAAAACCACTGGTGAACTCAAGGGGCCAGCACAACTTCAACGTACCCTTACTCCGAGTATCGTCAAGCAGGTAGTTCAAGACAGTGCATCAAGAGATAATAACGAAGACTCCGGTAAAGTATCAATACCATCTATCAAAATACCAGAAATTAACGTGCCCTCGATTCGTATACCGAGCCTGTCTATTTAGGTTTCCGCCAGTCCTTTAGGAGGCCGTACCACCACATAACACCCCAAGTTATAAGGAGTATCAAAAGGTATTTAGGCCATGCGATCTCATCCATGATGGCCTTAGGGACTACTCAGTTCACCTCCACCGTTACACTCTTGGTAAGGTTGCCGGAAGTGAAGGTGATGGTCTTGGTGCCCGTGGTGGCAGGGATGTACTGGAAACTTGTGTACCAGTGTTCTGCTTCGTCAGAAGCCTTACCGTTTAGGGTCTTATTAATGTTGGAATTGTCCTTTAAATCCTCCTCGGGTGTTTTATTCTCGTTTCTTGGATAGATCGCGTCACTAGGAAAACTCACCTTAACGGGAGTTCCGAACGCGCTTTTACCATCCTTGTTTAGGACAGTAATCTTGAAATTGAACGCGCCGTAAATCATGCCTCCTGCCGGATCAGGAAGGGATTTGGTGGTTAAAACCACAATCTCCGACTTGTCTACCGGCGCCTCCGCCACAGGTGCGATGCTGCCGTTCTGCGGAGGGGTCGGAGTCGGTGTGGGGGTAGGAGTAGTCGTCACGGGGGGATTGGTGGGCTGCGTTACTACGGGGGTCTGGATTCTTTGCATTTCTACCAACTGCGCCATGAGAATCTCCACCTGCTTAGTGAGGAGGAGGATGACCTGCTGTAGGGAGGATACCAGGAGGGCTTGCGTGTCTTCCTGAGACATCTGGGCGTGAGAGGCCGTAGGTATCAGGAGCGCGGCTGCGATTACGAGGCTGATGAGTGTTTTCTTCATTATGTTGCACTAACGAATAAAACCCGAGACTAGCTAATAGAATACCAACAGAAGGGATAAAAAGTCAAGGTGGCAGAAAAGTTATCCCCTTTTACCAAAGACTAGTCTAGTGGTACAATAACCACATCGTTTAATGCCTAAAAACGAGGGACCGGAGGTGTTGGTCACTCGATTACGAGATTTCCTCAATGGCGGCGTTCCGACCAGGGAGGAATTTATGCAGTTGGCGGAAGAACTCGTTAAGTACGTCACGGGTGTAGATAAGCGGCTCTCCGGGGAATTTGAAAGCCTCGCCGCGGCTCTGCGGCAGATGTCGGAGACTTTGAAGGGGGACAGCGACGCCTCTCTTTCTGAAATGAAAGAGGGGCTTAATAGCCTTTTTGTGGGCGAACGGCTCTCCGACATGGAGCGTCTGATCCGCGCTTCCGTCCGCGAGGAGTTGGACAAGAAAATAGGGGAGGTAGACGAGCGCCTGAGGCGCGTGCGCGACGGCCTGGACGGAGAAAAGGGGGAGAAAGGCGATCCCGGCTCACCGGATACTCCTGAACAGGTGCGGGACAAGCTGGAAAGCCTCAAGGACGAGGAGAGGCTTGACCCGAGCGCTATTAAGGGCCTCGATAAGTACATACAGGAGAACTCCAAGGCGATGGGGGTTCCCTACGCCGGGCCGTCAGGCGGCGGTATCGTCAAAGCCTACGATCTCAGCTCGCAGCTCGACGGCGCAGACCGCACCTTCAGCCTGCCCGCCTTTTGGCGGGTTATTTCCGTGCATCTCAGTTCCTTCCCGAGCATCCTGCGCCCGACGGTGGACTATACGACGAACGCAGCCACCATGGAGATCACCTTTACCAGCGAAGTACCGGCTAACGCTCTTGCGGCGGGACAGACCTTAATCGTGGTGTACGCCGAAGCCTAACTTATGAATAAATACGCAAAATACATCATCGCTTTCTTGGTAGGTTCTGGTTTCTTTGGGTATGCCGCGTACGGCGCACCTTCTACGGAAGTTATCTATCAAAAGACGATCCTTCCTGTTAGCAACCTCTCTTTTGATCTTGGTTCTTCTAGCCCTGCGTATAATTGGCGGAACATTTACGCGCAGAATCTCACTCTGACAGGGACGTGTACGGGATGCGGTAGTGGCTCTAGTGGCGGCGGACAGAGTTGGGAATTGTTTGGTTCTCCCTCATACCTTGCTCCTACCACCTCCAAGGGGATCATCGTTACTTCGTCGTCCACCATCACCGCGCTCGACGTCATAAACGGCACCACCACCAACGCCACCACCACTGCTCTCAAGACTACCAACTTCACCATCGGTTCATTGACAGGTTTCCTTAAGGCGGCTTCTGGGGTAGTTACCACTTCTCTCATAAACCTCGCGGCAGACGTCACGGGCGACCTGCCTTTTGCCAACCTCACCCAACTAAGCGCCAACAGTGTCCTAGGAAATCCCACAGGGGCAACGGCCGACGGGCAATCTGTCGCCACTTCTAGTCTCTACGGGGCAGCGTCTACGGGAGGCTTCGTTCTTCAATGGTCAAATGCTCTGAATGGTCTTATTCTCGCCGCAACTTCCACGGGTTCGGGCTCCGGCACGGTAGGTTCAGGTACGACGGGTCAATTCCCTTTTTATAACGCGAACGGCACAACCCTCACCGCCACGTCGAGTATCTACATCACCCAATCCGGCAACATTGGTATCGCCACTACCAGCCCCGGCGCACGCCTTGATATATGGCAATCTGCCGCTTCAGCTCAGTTGCGCCTCTCTAAAAACCAGTCACTTTACTCTGAACTTACTGTTGATTCGACAGGTGATCTTACTATTAGCGCCGCTGGCGGAGATATTTACACTTTTACAGAAAATATCTCGATCTGCGGAGGCGGCAGCTGCCCTTCCCAATTCACGCCTTTGACGACGAGCGGCAACCTATATGTGGAAACGACTCTCGCCGTAGGTACTTCAACACCGGGCGGCGGCGCTATCGTAGCGGGCGGCGGCGCGATTACGAACGAAGAAATCTACCCGGCGACTTCGACTTCGCAGGCCGTGGATTGGAGCGCGAGCACGCAGCAGAATTTCAAGTACGGAACGGCGGCGATCACCGTGTCCTTCTCTAAAGTCATGGCGGGCGGCACGTTGCGCATGGTTACATGCGCGCCGGACTCCGGCACAATGGGTACGATCACCTGGCCTGCGGGCATCCGGTGGGCGGGTGGAACCGCGCCGACGCAGACCACGACCGCGCAGAAATGCGATATTTATTCCTTCATAGCGACGAAAGCGACTTCAACTGTTTCCGGATCGTCTGTAATTTTGGGAGCACAAAGCGCGAACTTCTAACATGAAAGGATTCTTCTCTAAATTCCTCACCTCGATAGCAATCCTTTCGACAGTTTTTTTCTTCGCGCCGATTTCCCCCGCTTACGCAGTAACAACGGCAAAAGTCCTGGTCGTAGGTGGAGGCGGAGGCGGAGGGAACAGTGGTACTAAAGGCGGCGGTGGAGGTGGTGCAGGAGGGTATCAATACAACGAGGCTTTTCCTGTAACCGCCCAAGCCTATACCGTAACGGTGGGTGCCGGCGGTCCTGGCGGTGCAAATGGTAGTGATAGCGTTTTTTCTACGATTACCGCAATAGGAGGGGGGCGCGGGGGTAACGCAAATGGTGGGGCTGGGCAGAACGGAGGTTCGGGAGGTGGTGGTGCTGCGAGTAACGGTACTAAAGGCACAGGAAGCCAGGGTTTTGACGGAGGAAACGCCGCTTCTTCGGCTGGTGGTGGCGGTGGCTCGGGTGGTGCTGGTCAAACTGGTTCTGGGAATGGAAGTACGCCAGTCGCAGGAGGTGTGGGCACAAGTAATAGTATTACTGGGTCTGCGGTAACGTATGCGGCGGGCGGTGGTGGAGGTACTGATGACAATAGTAATACTAGTAATAACAATCCAGGAACTGCTAATACAGGAAATGGCGGCGGTGGAGGAAACGGGGCAGACTCGACTACCCCCAACCCTTCTGCTGGTGGCTCAGGTGTAGTAATAATTGCTTATATCAGTTCTGAGTTCGATCACACTGGAGGAAACGAGACTGGAACTAACGGGGCAGAAACCTGGGTGAAATTCACTTCAAGTGGGACTCTTACCCTTACGGCAGCTACTGGAGGTTTCAATTTCTGGCAATTCTTCGCCTGGTAACATGATTCCTCTTTCTCATAACCCTCTTTGGACACCTGACAAGCGCGACTTCTCCCACTCTAAGAAGTTTGGCTCTCTCCCGGCGTCCATCCTGCCCACCAACGGCTTAGGCCGCGTACCCATCTCCATCAAGGATCAGAAGCAAACCCTTTTCTGTACAGGTTTTGGTACGGCGGCGGCGTCTGAATACCAAGAAGGGGAGGAGCTGTGTCCGCTTTTCCAAGTAGCTAAAATTGGGCAACTTCTCGACAGACCTATTCTCGACGGAGCCGACGCACGTGCCTCCATGAAGGCCATGATTCTTTTTGGCTCCCTCCCGCGCTCGCTGTCTCCCTTCAGTCTGAATAAACATACTCCCGAGTTCGTCGCTAACTGGAAGAACTGGCCGGAAGCGCTCGATAAGGAGGCTCGGAAGCGTTCTAAGGCGGGCTACTTCTCCGCCGACGGCCCGTACGACGCCTTCGATAAGGTGCGTATGGCGCTCTACCAGGGTGCGGCAGAGAATCAGGTGGTTATCGCCTTCGGCAGGTGGTATCCGCACTGGACGGGGACGTTCTGTAACGGGATCAGCCAAAGCTACGGCTACCACTGTTACGTCCTGTACGACTGGTGCATGCGGAACGGCGTGACCTACCTGAAAATCCAGCAGTCCGGGGGCAAGGCCATGGGTGACGGGGGCACCCAGTACATAGACCGGGACACCTTCAATATGGCTTGGCAGTCCCTTCAGCTGGATTCTGAGCTATACATCCCGCGTGATCTCAAGGAAGGGGAGGATGCGGAGCTGCGGCAATCCCTATCCTTCATCCTGTGGGACTTGTATTACCGGGTGGCTAACCTCTTTGATTTATGGCGGCAATCCTCGAAGCGCTAAAGAAACTTCTTATGAGCCTCTCGGATTTCCTGAAAGCCCAACCGATCGAGGAGGAGGTGGAAGACCCGGTAGAGCCTCCTGTGACCCCGGTGAAGCCCCAGGAGCCTCCTAGGCTGAGGATATACCGCCGGGCGATAGAGTGTCTCGGCAAGGACATCTCCCCCCGGGAGGACGAGCTAGGGTGCGCCGAGGCCATCTCTACGGGCATACTGCACCCTCTTTTCCCAGAGTTCCCGGCGGGCATCCTCTCCACCCAAGTGCTCTACAAACTTTTGACGGATAAGAGATACGGCTTCAAGTCCACCCTCGACCTCCTTCCTGGCAACATCATTCTCTCCGTCACCGGGCAAGGGAACGGCACCATCGAGCACGGGCACGTCGGGGTGCTCGGCTACGGCGGGGAGATCATGAGCAACGACAGCCGTAAAAAACTATTCCTTAAAAACTACTCTCTCGACGGATGGATAGAGCGCTATAGAAAGCACGGCGGCTATCCCATCCTTGTATTCGAGAGGATGAAATAATTAGCAAGTAACTTCTAAGCCTATGTTAAACACAGTCTCTCTCACCGGCACTGGCGTCCTCATCTCCCTCCTCGCTATGGGCCTCAAATACTTCGGCATCGTCGTAGACGAGAATCAGGTAGCCGCCTTCGTGAACAACCTCGCCCAGATCGTCGCTTTCGTGATGATTATAGTGGGCCAGGTGCGCCGCAAAGACCTCTCTTTCGGCCTGTTGCGTAAGTAATGTTCCCGCTTCTCGCGGCAGCAGTTTTCGCCGTTCCCGTCTTCTCACCCCCTATCTTCTTGGAGGCGGCTTTACCCCATTACACGGATGAACTGATTGCGAGGACAGAGTATATCTACGAACGCCCGGCCACTTCCACGGAAGACCTCATAAAAGAAGTCTTCGGCCCCCTCGCGCCGCAGGCTCTCAAGATAGCTAAGTGCGAGAGCAGGCTAGTCCCTACCACGACAGCCAAGACTCCTTTGGAGGACTCCCGTGGCATCTTCCAGGTCAATCTGAAGGCGCACAGGGCCGATCCTGAAAAACTCTACGAGCCGGAATACAACATCCGCTACGCTAAAACGATCTACGACAAAGCCGGATCGTGGCTTCCTTGGTACACCTGTGCTAAAAATCTCGGCCTTCTAAGGTAGCCCTACACAACCAGGAGAGAGGGGGCAAGTTACTGGCACGCAAACTCCCCGCCGATCAGGGGAGTCAGATACCTGTTCTCCCAAGACACAACTCTTTCGCTACAAGGGAGGTGTAGAGCGATATTCAAGACAAAAAGAACCAAGAACAGGGTAAGTAGTATCTTCATACCTTCTCCTCCACAGCCTTTAATGCGGCGTTCCATATCCTTACAGAGTCAACTTTCGGTAGTTTATTTTCCAAAGCGTCTTTTTGTTCGTCAGCCTGTAATGTCCCGATAACTCTCCTCACCCGCCTTCTTTCTTTTTCCTTAGCCTTAGCGATCTCGGCGCGGATGAAGGCTTTGATTTCGTCTCCGTTTAGCTCCGCGCATTCAAAGAAATCGAATTACTCGTCGAATCTTTTCTTCCACCTCTCTCCCTTTTCGCCCTTGGAAAGGGCCTCGATCTTGTCAGAAGTGTTCTTCATATTCTCATGGGTTAAGACAGCGGCCTCGCCCGGGCCTTCGTAGAATCCTTTTTCTTCTCTCATACCCCTTTCTTCTTAGTGGGTAAGGTGTAGGAAATCTGAACCGTACACGGCACGCGATCTCCAAAACTAAGAACCTCAACTGTATTTTCCGGGCAAACTTCTATTTTCGTAATTTCTTCGCCTCTAAAAGACAGAAAACCTAACCGGGTTGTCTTCACCTTCCTTCCTTTGAGGGGAGTGGTCATACTACCTCTTACCTGCTTCTAAGATTGGGAGTCCGGCTTCTGTAGGGACATAGATTACTTGCTTGCCTTCGCTTTCCTCTAACATGTGTATATACAGGTATCGGAGATAGCCTTCCGGGCCACCGAGGCCATTTGCGACGATAGCATTAGCTTTGGCGACACCCTCCGCGCGGAGAACTTCTGCCTCAGCCTCTAATCCTGCCGCATCTTTCCTTGCCTGGGCCTGACGAACGATGATTTGGCGGTTCCATTCTGCCTGTGCAAGTTCTGCCTTACCAGTCTGTTGCGCTTTGTAAACCTTGAAGACTTGATAACCCCAAACTATTCCAAACAAGGTTCCCGCTACCAACAATACCCCTACTGCCAAAAGTGCCGCGCCTGTAGCAAATGCTTTCATATTTATAGTTCTTAATTATACCCCAAGCGAAAGAAGGGAATTGAACCGGGAGGATTGCGCCGGAGGGAGGTTCATTGAATAGAGGAGGCGAGGATTTGACGAGAAGCCAGGAGTTCCACCTAGTCTACCTTTCAAAAAGGTTTCAAGCACTCGTATAGTCACCTCGCATGATGGATATTCCGTAAGGGTAAGTCACCATCCAGCCCTAATTTCATGCGTCTACCTTTTCCGCCACTCCTCAACTCAACGAACCTCTAAAATCCAGCCTTTGCCCGATCTGTACTTCCTTTCCTTCGCTCAGAGGGCAAGAGTCTGGCGGGAGGGGTCGTGGGGAGATTCTCTAAACAGGAAGGTAAGAAGATAGTATTTTGTGGCTCATGTCGGCTCTCGGTTTTTGCTGTACAGATCAACCGAGTCTACAGGGATATTTAATCGCCGCGTACTTTTAGTGCCGTCGCACAAAAGTTTGAAACTGACGAACCCTCACATCTTTTCATCGAGCGCCGCGACACAATTCAGTGTCATGACTTACCTCCCAGGTTTAGAGAACCTCTACCACCCCATCGCTGTACTCTTGCCTCCGACTGAACCTAGTATATCTCTGCGTGTAATGCGTGCAAGAGTGTGGTTGTGGACAACTACGCGCTACACGCAGAAAACTATGGTATAGTGCGGTCAATAATCTCTTTTATGGCTAAGAAAAAGACCGACGCGCCGAAGCCTGACTTTGTGAACATCCGTATCCTGCGATCCACCAACAACCGTCTCCGTCACCTCGCCATTGACGCTCAGAAACCCGCCTACGTTTTGATAGATGAGCTGGTAAAGTAATCCCCACCTTGACACCACCCCTTCCGTGGTATGCTTGTAGCAGATCGTTCTCGCCAAAGTGTAGGACAGGGAAGCTCTTGAATATTTAGAATAAGAGAGAAGGGCGCGAGGAGCGTCAATTGAACTTCCTTTTTTGCACTTTGTTTGGAACCAGTTTTTTGTATTTTAGCGGATAAAACCGCGAGCTTTTTATCGTTCCACCGCTCCCGAACTTCGATTGGTTCGGGGCCCAATTTGAGCGATCCTCAAAATAAACCACCCTGCATCTCTGCCTCTTAGGAGGGCTCTCGGAGATCGGGGGTGGTGGAATGAAAGGAGCTAGAGAGGTGGGTCTTACCCGCGATGTCGATATTTTTCTACCCTGTATTCTTATGAATACTTGAAGGGATTAAAACCCGTGCCTATCGCGGCATCGCGGATTAGGCCCATCTCGGAGGTGGGTAGCGAGTGTGGTACTAGATTGTTCCAACGCAGGAAACTGCGTCTCTGCCCGAAAGGGCCTTTGCCTTCTAGCCACACACCCGTTACCCATCTCCCCACAGCGTCAGAGTTGCGGGTGGAGTCGGGTACTTGCAAGGTGCGACCTCTAAAAAAGAGGTCGTTAAATGGTGGCTTGAAAGAAGTCCAAGCCTACAAGTACCGGTCTCTGCCCACAACTCTAGAGGGGTACGGACAGCTGGAAGTAAGCCAAGTTTCTGAAGCGAAACCGGGAGGCTCTTCCTTCATCGGAAGCGGTTGCAACCACTTCCAGCCGCCCGTACCTCTCACCACAAAGGAGCGTCCCCATGCTGAAAATCCTCATCGCGGCGATCGCTCTCTTGATCGCTCCGGCCTACGCCCACGAAGAACACCACCCGACCAAGTCGGACGAGCCGCCAATCAGGTACACGGACTGGAAGAACAAGAAAGACCAGGGGTGCTGCGATTCCACGGACTGCCGTCCGATTTCGGACGAGCACGTTCAAGAATCTCCGGCCTTCAAGGTCTTCGTGGAGAACAAGTGGTGCCCGGTTCTGCCGCACCACTTCCTCAAACAGGGCAACGCGCCGGACTGGTCGCGCAATCATGTCTGTGTCCGGCCCGACAGCTCTCACTATGACACGGACATGGGTGGCATGGGCATGACCCGCGCGCCGACGCCAACCGACCCCTGCGCCCGGCTGCTCTGCTTCCAGCCTCGACCTCAAATCTAGGGAGGGGACGATGTTCCTACCCCTCGATATGGTTCCGGCTCGCCACGTCGGGCCGCAATACCTAGAGGCAGACCACTACTGCCCGTGCTGCTCCAAGTGCTTCGTCACTAAGGATGGCGTGGTCTACCGCGCTCACTACACCTCGAACGGGCAGCCCAAGTACGGCCGCCTCATCATCTGTTCTTTGAAGTGCATCCTGGTTCACTTTCCACCACTGGGGAGGGCGTAACAATGACGTTTCCGAATGTATGCGGTTACTGCAAGCGGGCGCACATGCGCGGGGTGATGACCTTCACCGATCCGCGCCTGCCGCAACCGCGCCCGGACTTCCATAACCGGGACTGTCTGGAGAAGTTCATGCGGGTATGGCTCGGCGAGAAGCCCCGTACCCACCCGGACATCCTCGGCATCGGGGCCTACGTCCCGCAGATGGAGGGCTAGATGCGCCGCCCTCGTTCCAAGGCGTGCTACGTGTCGTTGCCGTGGTTACGTCGCCGGAAGTCCCGGCGGCGCGTGCCTCAACCCAAGAAGGAGAAATGCCATGTTGCGCCTGCTCATGTGCCTCCTCCTGGCGGCACTCTTGACCTCCTCTACCCCCGTTAGGGGCGAGGGGCCGACCCACACTATCCCGGCTACCGCGTATTGCCTAAGTGAGGATTCTGCCGAGAAGATCGCGCGCGAGGACGCCAAGAACGGCCTCGAAGCGGCAAGCGCGATGTTCGCAGAAGCGGATGACTGTCAGATGGGTTCAGGCCAACTCATCCTCGTCGGCGTGATCTCGACCCACAAGGTCAAACGTCCCGGCGGCGAGAAGGTTCTCTACGTGTACGAGGCCAAGAACCCGATGATTACCTTCTACTTGGTCACTACAGCCAAGCTCCTGAAGGAAGATACCGGAGCCTGATCGCTCCAAAACCTGAGAGGAAACTAGCGCAAGCCAAGCCCTCTCAATTCGTTTCAAAATGCGACGAGCACAAAAGGAATACATCTGGTGGCGAGACGACAAAGTATGTTTTTACTGCAAGCGGGATTTAACAGGTGCGCCAAAGGAAGATTTGACGGTAGACCATGTTATTCCACGCCAACTTGGTGGGACTTCGCAAAGGGAAAACCTAGTAACCGCTTGTCGGAGTTGCAACCAGAAAAAGGCGGAGCGTGAACAGGTAATAATTTACTCTAAATGAAACGCGGCGGCTTCTTAAAAAGGCGTACCCCTCTCAAATCCTACACCCCCCTCAAAAAGTCCCCTCTCCGGCGGGGTGGGGGATTGAGGAAGGTATCTAAGAACCCCATAAGCCAGGTAAAGAAGCGCATCCAGGCTCTTATAAGGCAGAGGGTAATCGAGCGTGACGGCGGCTGTATTTTGCGCCACTACCCCCAAGCTGGACGCTGTAACGAAATCCTCCAAGCCGAACACCTAGTCACCCGCGCAAACTCTATTTCCTATGCCGATCTGCGAAATATTGTCTGTCTCTGCCAGCGACACCATATTTTCTGGAAACCTCAGTACTCGCGCCTCTACTGGGAACTTGTAGAAAAACACGTCGGTAAAAAGCGTTGGGAGTATGTCCGGCGCACAGAAGCGGACAAGTCGCCGCATAGGATGACACTGTATGACTGGTTGGAGATAGAGAAGAAGCTATGAAAACCTGCCTCGTCTGCAACATAAAATACAAACCCGGCCACGAAGATCGTAACCTCTGCCGCACCCACCGTCCTCTCCTCTGGTACCTCATCTTCACCCCACAGGGAGCGACTTTGAGTAAGGCGGGGCAGAAGAAGCTGATGGAAATGGCCTTCTAAGGGGCCAAAAACCACACCACACTTCGCCCTTGACACCTATAGGCGCGGGAGTAGGGTAAAAAGGAAGGCCCGTTCTCGTCCCATCGCCCCTACAAGGGTTGCAACCGATGTGTGACTTCCTATTCCCCGTGCTAAAGTATGGGGCGTCACGTCAGCAATGGCGTGTCTTCCTTACAGGGAAATATGACCAAGCCCTCGCCCATTTTTGGGGTAATCTTGTATTACGGCCTGGCATACAGGAGGCCCGCCACGTTGCAATGGCGGGTTTTCCTGTTATATGCAACTAAGCAAGGTCATACATGAGTTTCTAGATACCCGATCTGTACGCGGCTCTCCGAAGACGACCGTAAGGTATGAAAGCGTCCTGAGGATTTTCTGCATCTGCATGCAAGACCCTGATCTTTCCGAGCTCGACTTGACCCATATTGTCTGGTACTTCCGTGAACTGGAACGCCTCGGCTGGAAACGTAATGGTATCAATATAGTTGCGATGGCCCTTCGCAAGCTCTTTGAGTTTGCCAATTTAAGAGGCTACGACACCTTTAACGAGCAGCTCATCCCCATCCCTAAAAAGGAGTTCAACATCCCCCGCGTCACGAACAAGGAAGCCTTTGAGAAACTGCTTGCCCAGATTCCCGAAGACTCCAACAAGCCCAACCATGTCCGTAACCGGGCCCTGATACTCCTCCTTTGGGACACCGGGGCGCGCTCGGGGGAGATATGCTCCTTGGACGCCGCCGATCTTGACCTCAAAAAAAGGACGGCCACCATCCGCACGGAGAAGTCCCGGGGGCGCCGCCCGGTGCGGCAGATTTTCTGGACAGAGGAGACGCACAAGGCTCTGGTGAAGTGGATAGAAAAGCGGGAGTACTTACAGGAACTCTTTAACTTCCATGACGCGGAGGCCCTGTTCATCTCTATCTCCAAGTCTCCCCAACTGGACATCCGAGGGAAAAGGCTTAATAACCGGGGCGTAGCAGAAATCCTGCGTATGCTCTCCAATGCCGCCCGTATCCCCGTAGTGAACGCCCACTCCATCCGTCACTCCATGGGCCGGGACACGGTGAAGGCCCTCAGGAGCAACGCGGCCGTCTCCAACATCCTGGGCCACTCCAACATGGACAGCTCCTACGTCTATACCATGCTCTTTGGGGATGATCTGAAGGAGGACTGGCAGGAGGTTATGAAAAGCCGGGGAGTGCCCCTGGCCATGCCACCGAAACCCTCTAAGACCTTTCCTGCTATGCGAGCGAGGCAGCCGGGAGCGGGACAGCGTCCGAGGGGGATAAAGATAAAGACGGGCAAGTATGGACGGTACCACAAGTCTTGAATTGTAGGGAGTATTATGCTACTATCACACCACACATGAAGCCACTCACTGATAGAAACGAGGAGATCGTCGCCCTGCGCGATTCAAACCCTAAGAAGTATTCTTTCGGGTATCTCGGTAAGAAGTATAAGAAAGCGCGATCTACCATACAGGAAATCTACTGGCGCGAGAAGGCGAAAATGGGCGACGAAACGGCCCTCAGTCATCCTATCGTTGCCCGGAAATACCCTACACTTTTCGTCTCGTAAGGAGTTATCCACAGGTACGTCTTGCCTAGTGTAAGGAGGGGAGGTACTATACCTCTAGGCGGTCATTGAAAACTAAATAGGAGCTTTCCGAATTAGACCACATTTTTAGAATCTTCGTACCTCACCTGGAACTGTAATGAAATGGGGTATGCTACGACCCTCATCCACCATGTCAGGGAACTAGCGAAGCATCTCTAAAAACTAAATCTTCTGTAGGAAAGCTCCGGCAAAACCGGGGTTTTTGTTTTGCGCTCCCTCCCGTCCCTTC